GTTTACTTCATCGAGCACTTTTTATGACACAGTCCGGCGTTTTGCTATATTTTCGTTGGGGGATCAGGGGGGGAAACTATTGTCAGTGAAGGATACCAGGCTTATGGCACGTGCAATAACGCAACGCTGGCCGATGGGCGCCGAGCGGCGAGCGGAAGTTTTGGAGCATCTCTTTGCGATCGTAGAAGATTGTCAGTTAGGCGAACGAGAAAGGATTTCCGCGGCAAAAGCACTGATTGCTGCCGAATCTCAAAATCAATCCGACGAGCACAAACTGATCGACGCAACACATGGACCTGACTCGGGAGGAAACCGATTTCTTGAGGTCGCTGAGCGACTCGGAATTGGTCAAAGTCCTCCAGGAATTCCCGAGTGACGAGCAGCGATCAATACTCAATACGCTATCGAAGCCCGTGTTTCTGTCGGAGCGGTCGAAAGACGTAGCCCGAAAGCGCGAGGAACGCAGCGAAGCGGCGCGAATCGAGATCCCAGACGTTGTCGATCCGCAACGCAGGGAACGTGCACTCGCCGACCCGGAGCTATTCCTGAAAACGTATTTCCCGAAGAAGTACAAACGCCGAATGGGTGCGCATCATCACCGGATGATCGACGCTCTGGTCGAGATCTCTACAAATGGCGGCAAGCAGTCGATTGCGGCTCCTCGCGGCTGCGGTAAATCCGAAATCGTGAAGGGCATGATCCCCTACCTTATATTCTCCGGCAGAATCCGTTTTCCCGTCCCAATGGCCGCCACTGGCGTCCTGGCATTGCGTCTGTATCTCGACTTTCGCCGCAAAATGCAGCGAAATGATCTCCTCCATGCCGACTTCCCCGAAGTTTGCCATCCGATCCGAGCCTTAGACGGGGCTCCCCAACGAGCCGAAAAACAGCACGTAGCGGGAGTTCTGACGGAAATCGTGTGGAAAGCCACCGACTATCTCTGTTTGCCCATCGTAGCGGGCTCGCCCTTCGGCGGCGTGAAAATGTCGTACGCGAGTTTGGACGGTGCGATCCGCGGTCTCAATATCGACAGCGACCGTCCGGACCTCGTCATCCTCGACGACCCAGAAACAAGAGAGAGTGCCAAGCACGTCAACCAGATCGAGAACCGCCGCGAGCTCCTCGACCGTGACATAGCCGGACTGGCCGAAGAGGGCGAAGACATCGCGATCGTCGTGCTGACAACGCTACAAAACAACTACTGTCTAAGTGCCGAACTCACCGACCGCAAGCAACGGCCAGCCTATGCGGGCATGCGGTTCGGGATGGTCGTCTCATGGCCAGACGACATGGAGATGTGGAATGAATACATGGCACTTTGGCAGCGAGACAACGCCAACGGAGACCGCAATCGCTACACAGCCCTTGCGTTCTACGAACAAAACCGCGTCGCGATGGACAAAGGCTCCGAACTCCTAACTGACGAATTCAAGCCCCGTTTTGACCAAGACGGCAAGTCGATTTTGCACAGCAATCTACAGCGGCAATTCGATGTGATCGCCGACATCAAATTGCCTGCATACCTGTCGGAATACCAAAATGATCCGGAACCAGAAGAGATCGCCGAAGGAAACGCACTCACGATAGGCCGCGTCATGCAATGCACGAGCAAGCTCGAGCGGGGCGTCTCGCCTGAGGATCCGATCTGCGTCACTCGCGGGATTGACATTGGTAAATACAAATCGCATTGGTGGAAAGCCGCTTGGCACGAATCCGCGACGGGATACACGCTTGACTACGGGATCATCGAAACATACGGGCTCGACACACGGTCCAGCGAGCGAGCTATTGATCATGCGATAGTCGACTCACTCATCCAGTTTGCCGACGCAGACGACGAGACGCCGCTGCTCACGCTCGTCGACTCGGGAAACTTTACCAACGCAATTTACGAAGCCTGTAATCAGTTAGGAGGTGCGTTTCGTCCCGCCAAAGGTTATGCTGATGCACAGTTCAAACAGATAAAGCCGACTGACAACCAAGTCCCGTTCCTGGAATCCTACGCACGCAAACAGCTTGATCACTCGATGCGTGAGATGTGGCTCTACCACGTCAACACGGACCACTGGAAAGACTGGTTACAAGAGCGGTTTTTGACCGACACGTTCGACGACCACGGGTTCCGCGTACCCGGTTCGATGGCAATCTTCGAACCGCCACACGGAGACATCAAATTCCATTCCCAGCTGGGCCGCCACATGGTGAGCGAGGGCTGGGAGTTGGTCCCGGTCAAAAACAAGGTCAACAAGAAGACATGGATCGTACGAGACAAACGGAATAACCACTGGCTAGACGCCGGTGCTCTCTGTTCCGCAGCTGCTGGTTGCGTAGGCATCAGGCTGATACAGCCAGCCGTCGAAATCCAGCCACGTCAAACGCAGGCTCCACGCAAACCGCGTCGGATCACCAATCGCTACGGTCAATCTTTCGTCGCACGTCGATGAGAAAGCAGTCTTCGCTATGGGCAACGGTCTCCCCTCAATTCACGGCAATTCGTCGCATTCGGAATCGGATCCGAAACCGGAAAAACCCCGCAAGAGCACGGCGCAGAGCCGAGGCAAATCGGCGGAAAAGCAAGCCAAGGCAAACGTCCTGGTCTACGAACTCAGCGACGCATCGGTCAGCATGCCTTGGATGCTCGGCGACATGTCCGGCTACCAGCGTCGTCGGTTAGACATTCGGCTCAGCAGCGAGCAAGCCGACTCGGTCAACCGGATCTATCGCGCCCTCGAATACCAGGGCGCAGTCTTGGAAAACGGCATGAACGTCAAATCCGTAAACTCCGCGGTGCAATGGATGATCGAACATGTCCAGCCCCTGCCGGCTAAGGACTGATCGGGCTTTGATCGCCGGTTAGGTTGTTAAATGGGATCGGGGACGGGCGTCTCAACGCCACGAAGCAAGAGCACGCCCGCCCCTCCTCCCGCCTGCACGGTATGAAATTGCTGTGCAGCGTTGCAATGTCGATTTCGGTCCCCGAGACCCCATTTCCCGCAAAACCGCTTTGCCGCAAATGCTCCGCAGTCCGTTTTCGTGCGCCATTATGTCGCCATGGAAACCATCAGCGAGATTGAAGACGTTCTGGCCGAGTGCTCCGACTTCGAGGAATTCGGGTCGTTAGAGAAGGCACGTCGGTTCATTACGTACGCGAATCGATGGTTGATCCTCACGCCAGAGGAAACCCAAGACCAATTTACGCGGCTGCGTCTCAATACCGCCCGCGTCGAACATCTTCTCGACCGGGCCCGTGCGTACGTCAGCACAAATAGCAGTGCCAATGCTCGCAACGGCGGCCGCAGCTCCGTCCGGTTTCTTGGTCTGGGGGGCTTCCGCTAATGCCCCGCTCCTCCCCCACGAACAACGTCTCCTCGTTCTTCGAAAATCAACGCGCCGACTACTCCGCGACCAAGCAATCCCGGTTCCAACGCCGCCGACGCGGTCTGGCTGCCGGCGGTGCGGGTGGCGATTACCACATCCGCAACGAGTCTCAATACTACGAGCTCATGGAGCAGGCCCGCGACCTCGACCGCAACGATTCGATCGTCGGCCAGGTCATAAATCGCGCCGTCGCTCACACCGTCCAGGATGGATTCCAATTTCTGCCCGAAACCGGGGATCCGGCTCTCGACACGGAGCTCTATTATCTCTGGGAGGACTGGTCGACCGATCCCGACCAATGCGACATTTCCGGCGAGCAAACATTCAAAGAATTCGAATCGGCCGCGATGCGATCGACGTTGCTAGATGGCGACTGCGTAATCAAAGCACTCGACAACGGGGCTCTGGAATTCCACGAGGGTCACGAGGTTGGCACGTCGACCCGGCAAAAAAACACGGTCCTGGGAGTCACCCAAGACACGAACCGTCGGCGAACGCATTACTGGATTGGCGACGGGCAGAACGGCAGCCGCGGACGATCGAAAGAAAAGTCGGAGCAGTACGCCACCCGCGACAGCGACGGCCTCCGTTTAATCTTCCACGTCCACAACAAATCACGCACGACGCTGACGCGAGGCATCACCGCATTCGCACCGATCTTCGACGTGGCCGGCATGATCGAAGACATAAATTTTGCCAAACTCGTCCAGCAACAAATCGTCTCCTGTTTTGCGATCATCCGCGAGCGATCTGCCGACACATCACACCGCTTGCCCAGCGTTGGCGGCAACATTGGCGAGGGCGAATACGGACCGCAGCATACCGAGCGAGCTGACCACAACACGCAACGCCTGATCGACGACATCCAGCCCGGTCTGGAAATCATGGGCGATCCGGGCGAAGTACTCAAAGGGTTCTCGCCGAACGTCCCGAATGCTGAATTCTTTGAGCAGTTTTGGCTACAAATTTCGATGGTCGGCGCAAATCTCGGGCTTGCTCCATGTCAGGTGCTGCTCGATTTCCATCGCGAAACATTCGTCGGATACCGCGGCGCATTGCACGAAGCCCGAAAGGGTATGCGGGCGAACCAAAACTGCCTCCGACGACGATTCCACAGCCCCGCCTATCGCTGGAAATTGACCCAATTTGCCGCCGACGATCCTGCCATCATGGCCGCGGCCGAGCGACTCGGGCCGAAATTCTTCAAACACAAAGTCCAACCGCCCGCGTTCGATTATCTCGAACCGGTAAACGATGCCGCCGCTGATCTCCTCCGCATCCGCAACGGGCTCACCAGCCGTCGTCGCCAATGTGCTGAGCGATCCCAGGATTGGGAGGAGATCGCGGAGGAATCGGTTGACGATAACGCGTTCGCGATCCAGCTGGCTTTGAAAAAGGCCGATGAGTTCCGCCGCCTTTTCCCAAACGAACCCGACCCACCGCATTGGCGAGACTTTATTTCCATGCCGACTCCGGATGGCATACAGGTCGGTTTGACGAACAACCAGTCCGGTGAATCCAACGCCGCCACCACCAACACATCGCAGGCCGAACCGGCTCGAAGGGCACCCACAACCAATGAGTGATTCTACTGTCCAGGATTTGGCGTTCATCGACCTGCCTAACTACAAATCCGCACCCTACTTCGGCGAGTACTTCGGCGAATGGGCGATGGAGCCCCAGGCGTTCAACTCGCAGGTTCAGTGGATGAAACAGCTGAACCTGACCGCGCACATGAATAGTGACGCTGTGACACGAGCGGAATCCCGCGGCGGTCGTGGCGAATACCAACGCACGCAAAGCGTCGCACTGGTGCAAATCAGCGGGCCAATGATGAAACAGGTCTCCTCGATGTCCGCCGGAGCCTCCACCGTCCAGGCCCGCCAGGCAATCCGGGCCGCTCTCCGTGATGACGAAATATCCGCCATCATTCTGCAAATCGACTCCCCAGGCGGAACCGTCAGCGGCACCAAAGACCTCGCCGACGAGGTGGCTAGTGCTGCCAAGAAGAAACCCGTCTACGCGTACATTGAAGACCTCGGTGCCTCGGCTGCCTATTGGGTCGCAGCACAAGCCACCAAGATCTACGCCAACGAGACCGCGTTGGTCGGATCGATCGGAACCTATGGAGTCGCCTACGACGCGAGTGCTGCCGCCGACAAGGAAGGCATCAAGGTACACGTGATCAAAGCCGGAGCGTTCAAAGGCGCCGGGGTGCTCGGTACTCCCGTGACTGACGATCAAATCGCAATGATGCAAGAACGCATCGACGACCTCAACGAACACTTTGTCAAATCGGTTTCCAAAGGCCGATCGCTCTCAGTGGCCCAAGTCAAACGAATGGCTGACGGCGCGGTTCACATCGCTGCCAAAGCCCTCGAATTGGCCATGATCGACGGCATCCAGTCGTTCGAACAAACCGTTGCAGAAGCCGCCGCGGCTGCTGCTAAATCCTCTCGTTCTCGAAACTCAGGAACATCAGCTATGTCGACAGAATCGACCGCCAGCAAAGAACCGCAGTCGACTGCACCGGCAGCGGCTACCACCACCGAAATCCGCAAGCACTGCCAGGGTGCTGACGATTCGTTCGTCCTCGCACAGATCGAAGCGTCCAACACGCTCGACGAAGCCAAATCGGCATTCATCGTAAGCCAGGCAGAACAGATCAAAACGCTGCAGACGCAGAACGCGGAACTGACCGAACGCCAATCCGCGGTCGTCACGCCATCCAAACCTGGGCACCGTGCAACCAATCACGTTTCGGTTGTCACCGCCGACGCATCCAGTTCGGCTACCGACGAATGGAACGACGCCGTCTCATCGTTCATGGCCAAGGGCCTCAGCCGCGGAGCCGCGTGCTCCAAAGCGAATAAGGCGCACCCCGGTCTGCGTCAGCGAATGCTCGCCGAGTAGTTCTCTTTCCGACCCCAAGAACCGACAGACTACCCCAAACCAAAACCCGACATTTAAGGAACTTTTTCAACCATGGCTACTGTTAACGACAACGGCTGCATCTCCGTCACGCTGGCGGCGACCACGCCTCTCTATTCACGCGTCACTGCCGCCGGTGTTATCGCCGGTGCTGCCGTAATCGACGTTGGCGTCACTCTCGAGGCAGGCGTTGCGGGCCAGGCCGTTGCGGTCGCTGCCCGCACCAAACCCGGCACGCACAAGGTAATTGCCGCTGCCGCAATTGCATCCGGGGCACTTGTCTACACCGCCGCCGATGGCGAGGTCTCGACCACTGGCTCATTCATCCGTGGCCAAGCCATGGAGGCAGCCGGGGCCGATCAGGACGTTATCGAAATCATGCCGTTGGTCTATCCGATCCCGGTCTAACCGTCCCGTAGCGGACCGACGGGTGGAGGTGGCCACCGAAGCCCGTCGGTTTTTACTCTTTCACAACACACCGAACCAATTACTAATTCGCTTCACGCATTGCTACGGGGGAAACAGAGTACGCAATGCCATCGATCAGCCAGAATCCGGCCGTCAACTACGTCAGCCGAAACAACGACCTCGGGGGCTCCCTCGAGGAATTCGACCTCATCAAGGAACGTGAGAACTACATCTGGGCCGACCTTGCTCCGGTTGTGGAAGTCTCCAAGAGTTCGGGCCAGTACGGCCGCCTGAAACTCGAGGAACTGCTCAAGGAACGAACGACGCTCCGTGCACCTGGTGCCGGATACAATCGCGACTCGAGCCGATTCGAAGCCGACAACTACTCGACCGTCGAACATGGTGCTGAGGAAGTCGTCGACGATAATTTGAGCGAGGTTTACAAAGATTTCTTCGACGCCGAAATGGTTGCCCGCAATCGTTGTTTTGGTGCCATCGCTCGCAACGCCGAGAAACGCTGGGCCGCTGCGATCTTCGACACGGCCGTCTACACCGGAGCGGCTTTGACGACCGCCATCGGCACCGCCTGGACCGCAGCTGCCTCGACGCCGATCGACAACGTGGAAGCAGCGGTCCAGAAGGTTTGGGAAAACACCGGACTCTGGCCCAACACGATCATCCTTAACCGGCACGAGTTCCGCAACCTGCGCAACAATGCTCAGATCCTCGACCGAATCTCCAGCAATGGTGCCGGCTCCTCGATCAAGGCTGGGGACGTAACTCGCCAGCAAATCGCAGAATGCTTTGATCTGGAAAAGGTGCTCGTCGGCGGAGGTGCAGAAAACACCGCCAACGAAAACCAAACCCGATCGATCAGCAAGATCTGGGACGACAGCAAAGCGATGGTCTGTGTCACGGCAATGACCGACGACATTGCAGAACCATGCATCGCTCGCACGTTCCACTGGTCCGACGATGGATCCGAGATCTTTGGAGCTGTAGAAACCTATCGCGACGAAAGCGTACGGGGCGACGTTGTTCGCGTCCGTCACCAGGTCGGCGAAAAGATCATCTACACGCAGTGCGGTCACCTGCTGACCGGCATCTAAGGAAATTGGACGATGAGTTCGCGATTTAATGAGCGATGGAAACGAAATGCTGAGCCGCAGCTGAGCAGGCAGTTCTCCCCGACCGAAACGAGTGACGCGGCGACGTATGCGGATGATACGTCGAAAGCACCCGTCACGCTCGTCGGTCCGCTCATCACTCGCGAAAAACAGGATCGCCGATTTGACGTGGCCATGGGTGGCTGGCGAGCCGTCACCACCCGCACCATTCGATACACCAAAACCGGCAACCCGACCACCATCCTCGACGGCATCGTCATCGTAGGCGGTCGCAAATACACAATCGAAAACGTGATGGACATTGAGGGCGATCGCACGCAGTTAGAACTGATCCGCGTCACCTCCGGCGAAATCTCACGCCGCGAATACCGTCGCTAGAACCTTATCAAACCTTACCAATCATGTCTCAGGCCGCTCTCGATCTACTGACCGCAACGTTGGCGAATTCGTCCGCGTTCCAGTCGTTCGTCAACGCAGCGAACTCGACTGATGCCACCGCTCGAATCTACTCCGACGTGCTCCCCGCTCCGGCCGCTGGCGAATACACCGAGGCCGAACTCCTCTCCCT